AGGAATCAGCCCAATCAGCCAGGGCTTGCTCTTCAGCTAAATATTTTTTTTCCTCTTCATCATCTCTATCAAGAAGCCAATCTAAAAATCTATTCCACATATTTTTAGTAGGTTCTTTTTTTAATTCTAATGGCTTATTTTTTTTACAATTACAGTCAGCGCAGATACAGCCATCTTTGCAATACTTAGGATCGCAATGACATTCATGTCCGCATTGTTTACAGTTACTCATTTTTTCTCCTCAATTTTATAGAAGTATCTATCAGTATCTTCAGTCTTCCATTTACCAGTGTCTTCTACATTCCAATCTGAAGTTTGCACTTTCCAATCCGGAACTTCGTCTCTTACTGTAAACGAAGGTATATCCCAAAGGATTCTATTATTGGGCTGTGCTGCATAATTTCCATTCTCTAAGGCGAGAATGTGGGCGCACTTATGTTCATGCGGTATTTCAGAATGATCTGTATCTACTATATTACTCTCTGGATGTGCCCAGTCAACTGTAAAAAGATACGCACCCGGATGGGTTTTCTTATCTTTTCCAAAAAACTTTCCAGATTGTCCGTCTAAGATATCAAAAGAAGTAACGCTAGGATAGTAACTAAAGCAATTCCACAGCTCCAGCTCGTCAAGTCTATATCCAGGAACTTCTTTTGCGTCATAATCTCTTTGAATGAACGCAGAGATTGGCAGACGGTAGAATACAGCACCGTTTTCCATAATTGCATGAAAGAGTATAGGGCGCCCTGTAATCGATGATAGGCCAAATATAATGCAGTCTTCCACTTCTCCATGATGTTCTTTAAGATCATAGAGATACTCTCTCCTGATCTGTGAGTAGAGCACAGGAATGTTTGCATTTAGATAGGCCATGGGTCATACAGTTCCTAGTTTACTAAAAAATATATCGCAACGATTACTACCACAGCAGCGGTAGCTATCTTCGGATTAGCTTGTGCTAATGCCCATACTTGTTTTATTTGTTTCATAGTTTTCTCCTATTTTATTTTATTGTACCCCAATTAGGGCCCGATTCATAGTCTACTTTGTTGGGAACTTCAAGATCTACAGCATTTTCCATAATGCTTATTATTTTTTTGGCTTGAGCCTCATTCTCAACAGAGATATCCAATTCATCATGTACCTGGATGTGAGGAATAATGCCTTCTTTATATAAGTCCAACATTGCCTTCTTAGTCATATCTGCAGCGGAACCTTGAATCAGTTTATTTAAGGCTTTATAAGTAAAGGCTCTTCGGAAAGTATTTTTATGCCAATAATTTTTTAGGGGTTTTCCTTCAGACGTTTCCAAAATTTTTCCCTCTTCGTCTTTTAAAAATTCGCCCATTTCCTGCAGTTCCAACATTCTTTCTTTGTCCTCCGCTCTCACATATGTTCCCCAGTCTGTTCCCTTTAGTATGGGTTCGTACTTAGGAAATCTACAATATCTTTTTAATAAAGTTTTTATTTTCCCTTTGTCCTGAGAGATATTCATAACTTGATTTGTTAACTGTTTTACAAAAGGAACTTTGCTATGATACCGAGTAAATAATTCATTGGCTTTTTCTTTTGATACTCCAAGTTCAGCTTGAAGTTTGGCTTTACCCATTCCATAAAATAATCCTAAGTTAATTGTTTTAGCCTGATGTCTTGGTATCTTTGCCATTTCTGCTACAATCTTGTGAAAGTCTGTGCTTGGATCAGTATCATAAGAATCTGCAATAGGATTTACTGTGCCTAATTTAAATTTTAATGCATAGTGTGCAACAAGCCTTGGTTCCTGTTGCGAGTAATCAAAACAACCCCAAGTATGTTTTTCTTCTGGTAGAAATAATGATCTAATCTTAGGGCCTAGTATTTTATCTCTGGCTGGAATTTGCTGAAGATTTGGATTAGAATATGAAAATCTTCCCGTTACAGTTCCACCTTGATCTGATCTTATCTGATTAATATCAGCATGGATTCTTCCACAGTATTCATGGTCCAAAATAGTATCTATGAAGGTAGTATTAATCTTGTTTACTTTCCGCGCTTCTGCTATCATCTTAACTAAAGGATGTTCATGATTAGAAAGAAAGTTTTTTGTAAATGAAGGGGAGCCAGTCTTTTCAGTACGGTCAAAAGGTAGGTGAAGTTGTTCAAAAACTTTGGCAATCGATGCTGCTGCCCATATTTGAATGTCTTGGCCTGTTTCTTTTTTTATTTTTTGGAGTAACATTTCTTCTTCTAGGGTTAGCTGTCGCTTCAATTCATGAGCTTTGCTCACGTCCACTTTCACCCCAAGAAATCTCATGTCAACAAGACAAGGGAAAAGATCCGTCTCTAAATTAAATATATCTTGTAAGTCTTCTTCAATAATTATTTTTTTTAATTTTTGCCAGAGTTCTAGAGTTAGCTCTGCATCTTTTTCTGCATATGCACCTACTTCCATAGCCGGAAGTTGCCACATATCTTTTTTAGGATCTAATCCTCTCTCCTTAGCAGCCTGATTTAATAAAGCCTCATTCTTTCCTTTATTTAAATGGTGCCATGCTAGAGTATTAAGAGTATACGAAAATCTATTTTCATCAATCAACGAGGACGCAATCATTGTATCTAATATGCGACCATTGATTTGAAGACCTAGTTTTTTTATCCAACACACATCATACATTGCGTTATGAAAAATCTTATCTGCGGGGCACGCTAAGATATCTTTGAACCATTCTAAGGTTCTCTTAACATCGGAGTTGGGTCCTTCACCATGAGCGATAGGAAAATACCAGGAGCTCCCTGGGATGGCTACTGCGATGCCCACAATTTCTCCATCATTTCTTAAAGAGCCGGAACCCTTTGATTTTAAAGAAGGATCTCGAGTTTCTAAATCAATTGCTATTTCATCATATGATCTTAAATCAGGATACTCCGTAGGAACAATCCATTCAGTTTGTGGTAATATCATTTATAATCTCTTTCAATAATCATTTCTATAAAGTGAATTGCTTTTTCTAAATCTTGTTTCTTTCCTTTCAATCTATGTCTCAAGATATATTTTATAACGCATCCTTCTGGATAAAGCAACTCGTTCTCGATAACAAATTTACTGGGTTGAATTTTAAATTTCTGATAATGTGATCCACCAATTTGTTTGTCGTAAGCCTTGCTCATAATGAATAACCCTTTCTAGCTATCTTTGCTTTTAATTTATATAAATTATTTCTTGCTCTTGTTGTTCCCACATACCATACACGATGTTCTTCGTCGGCTTTGTCTGTGCTTCTTGTCATGGCTTTAATGATTTTGTCACCTAACTCTAGACTTAAAATTACATTGTCTTCTTCTCCTCCTTTTATAGCATGAATAGTTGATAGAAAAATTCTAGCTTTCTCTGTTAATTTTTCATTCTTCTCTAACATATTTCTAATGTAAGTTACTTCTTTATCACCTGCTTTTGTAAAAGCATCATACCATTGTTGTTTAATATTCCATTTTACATCTGGAATAAAATCTTGAATGTCTTTTATTTCATGTGTCTCCAGAACTTCCCCCATCGTCCATCGAGTATAACTTACAGCTGCTTTGTACACTCTTACTTTAAAACTTTTTCCTTTTTTAGTTTCAAAATATAAATTTCTTTTTACTAACTCTTTCATTAGACTCATAAGAGTATCTTTTCTTCTGGCTAAAATTAACCAGCGACCTTTAGTTAAATCTACCTGACTAAGATCGGTAATATATTGAGAGGAACCTTCCGCATTTCTAGGAAGATAAACTTTTTGTTTCCTGAGGCCTGATATACGACTCAATGGTATTTCAGATTGTTCCTGTATGGCTTTAGAAATTCTTTTAGAATATTTTAAGACTCTTTCCTTGTCTGGTTTTTCATTAATGAATCTATTAACATCGGCACCAGCCCAAGCAAAAATAGCCTGGTCATCATCACCAGCTAAATACATATCCTTAGTATATTTTTTAAGCTCATCAAATAATTTCCATTGTAGTGGAGATAAGTCTTGCGCTTCGTCAATAAAAATAGCTTCAAAGGTAGGGAGTTCTTTCTGAGAAACCATAGTTATAATATCATTGAAATCATACAGTTTACTCTTCTCTTTATATTTTAAATAATTATCATAAATATGCTCTAGTGTTCCCCACTCTATAGCTTTTCTATCATGTTCATTACGATCAAATTCTTCTCTGATCGTTACATCCCTATTCATTGCTCGACCAATCAGTTGAAAATAAGGATCATTACAACTTAAAAAATTAGTTTCTTCCTCATTAAATTTATCTACATAGTTTACTTTAATTCCTAATTTTTTTCCCAGTTCCTCATAGTGATAGGGTTGCATTATATTTTCTTCTTGTAATCCTAATTTATGATAGGCAAATGAATGAAGAGTTTGAAAATAAGGAATCTCTTTTCTGTTGACTCCAATTCTTTCGCGTGCTTCTGCCGCAGCCTTACGAGTAAATGCAAAGTATCCAATTTTATGAAGAGGTATGCCTGTACGAGCATAAGCTTTCACTCGACTAATTAATCTATGAGTCTTCCCGGTGCCGGGTGGTCCATAAAATTTATACAATTTCATTTTTGTCTTCAAATTCTAGTATTTCTTTGGGGGGCTCATCCTGTTCAAAAAGTTTCATTTCTAGTTCTATGCATCTCACAACATTAGATTTAAATATTCTTCTTTGAGTGGCCGCACCTTTAAATATGTCATAAAGCATCGTCCGTGTTTCTGCTTCATCTATTTTCCACTCCCGAGTTTTTAAATCCTCATAGTATTTATTAAATAAAAAATAAGCTTTCCCACGGTCTATAAAAACTGATCCAGTTTTAAATGCATTGTATGTGTTTGCTTTGGTGTCATTTAAAAAATCTTTAGTTAGTCTAAATAGAATCCCTGCTGGTTGAGAGTCTGGGTCAGGTGTTTCCACATTCATTTCTGCCCACAGCCCACTGACTAACTCTTGAAAGTCTTTTGGTTTAAGGGGAGGGGGAACAATGGAAGTGTGCGCTGCAATCAAGCTCTTTAGTTCTTTTTGTTCTATTACTTGTTTAATGTTTTTTGCTCTTACTATTTTTATTTTTCCTGTAAGAAGTTTAACACTTAAATCAAATCTTGGATCGGGACGATAATCTATCTTAGTAATACTAATAATTTCTGGCCACTCTGAATTTAATTGTTTACCTACTCCAAACTTTCTACGAAGACATGTGGATTTTACACAGTGACCTTGGATAGGATCTTCATGACAGGTGTAACCTGCAGTATCTCCCTTCCAACTTTTTATTTTCTTTTCAACTTTGGTATCCCCCCATATCTTGTCGTATTCAATGTATTTCCGTGCACCTTCTAAGACTTTTTCTTCCCATGAGTCTTGATATTTCTTTTTAGCAAAGACCATATAGTTATATAAAAATCTATCTCGTTCATCTTTAAGTTTAGTATTATTTTTTTCCAGACCCCCACATATAATTCCTAAACATGGTGGTCCTTCTTTAAATTGTTCGGACTCATTTTTTAAAGCTCTTTGAATAAGAGTGGCTCCAAAATTATTAAGGGTCTCAGCTGTTTGTGCATTAAGTTCGATAGCCTTCATAAAAGTTTCAAACATAAGTTCATTATTACTGGTGTCTACCGCTACACGATCATTCTTATTGTAGTACGGGATGTTAATAAAATTACCTGAGGATCTTTTACCCTCGGTTGTTTCTAATGATGTTTGTTTAGGATATATTTCTGTCTTCGCTGGTAAACCAAAAATAAATAATAATTTCTCTAAAAATTCTCTGATGTCACTAGCCTTAACTCTGTCTTTTGTAAATACATATAAGTGAAGTCCTCCACTTTTAGATTTAATGGGTATAACTGGTAGTTCTTTTTCTTCTATTATTTTTAAATATTTTTCTGGTTTAAAATCGGTGTAATTCTTAGGGTCGATATCTATAGCACCAAAAATAGCTAAGCCGTCATCATCACAGGGTTGAATACCAATAGATTTTTTTCCGCTTAAGTGATCCTCATAATCTTTATCTACAATAGAACGTTTGGCCCAGCCATAATCTCTAGGATCAAATCTTATTTTTCCAGCGTCGTCTTTATATCCTTTGTCTACATTACAGTAACCATAATTACGCTTGAGCCCTGTAAAGTATTTTATAAATTCTTTCTCCATAACTCTAAAGGCGCCTCCACTCTCGCTTCAGCGCCTCTGTTGCAACCATTCTCTTTCTGAGAATTATACAATTCCTTCTGTTGACTTAGGTTTTTCGTACTTAGGTTTAGCAGTGCCTTTAGCTACAGTTTTTTGTAACTCAGAAGCTGCTGTATACAAGTTCGAATCTTTTTGATTAGAAATGTCTAGCATTCTAACCTTAGATGGTTTGTACACATGCCAACTTTTACTTCCCGCAGTTTTGCCAACTGTTTTTAAGTTAAACATTGCAGAGTAAGTTGCTGGTTGGAATGTTCCCTTGTCATCGGTCACTCTCAAATTGGTAAGCAAGTTATTTAATTCCCTTGCTGGAGAGAGATTAGATGACCTCATTGGAATAACTGCTGGTCTGGATTCATCACCCATAACAACGATCACATAAAAATATGCCGTCTTTTCAACATAGTTACCATTAGGCAATCTGTATCTACCACTCCGTTCTTCTACCGCATCCGATGGAATATTAATATGTGTTCCAACTGGAGCTGAAGCACTATCGCCTCTCTCCTGCCATTCTGGATATCTGGTTTGAGCATGAGAAATTATAATATTTAATCCCTCCTTCACCCCATCTATTAATTTTCCAAGTGAGCTTGCGTAGATCATTCCGGGTTTAGAATCCTTTACATATTTAGGATCCCTTTCATTACACTCTGGTGAAAGTTGATGAAGAATTTTCAAGATAGGTGTTGACACATCTTCTTGTTTTATATCTTCAGCTCCTTTTCTAGAGTCTTCTCTTAGATTTACTACAGCAAGAGAACCGCTGTTTTGTTGTTTGACTATACTATTCATATATCCTCCTATTGGTTTATTAGTTTAGTAGTCTATTTTTTACCTTTTAGTTTTGTTTGAGCGCCTTCAAAGGTATGAAAAAATTCGTCTGGAATTTCTCCACCTTTTTTATGTCGTTCTTCCAAAACTAATCGGAGGGTCGAGGCATGAACTGCAACTTTTTGTCGAGGTTCATACCCCTGACCTCTTGCAAGGGTAGCGTATTGCTGCGCCTTGTTATCTTCGTGCGGACCAAATGCTACTGTGAATTCATTCTTCACAATATCACCTAGACCGTTATCTCGAAGCCATGTAATTGCTTCAACTTTTTTATCAGCTTTAATTGAAGCACCATAAATTTCCTTAACAGAAATCTCGGAACCATCTTTAAGTTTTAATGTACTTAAATTCATTCGCTCCATGATTTGAGGAATTATAATTCCTGATTGAACTTTTTCATCTTCCTTAAGTTCTTTCATTTCTTTTTCTTTGTGTTCTATTTTTTTATAAATAGTTTGTAGTTTTTCTATTTCTACGGCTAGTTCTTCGGGGTTAATGATGTCACTCTGGGATGGTGCATCTTGTCTTAGATTTATACTCATATTCTTTCCTATATTTATTTATTAATTTAAAGTTAATTTACATTAACCTATATATAGGGTTTTTTTATGGTGTCAATCTTATTTTTGAAAAATGTTTATTTCTATGGGATAATAAGTTTTTTCTTGGCGGTCCCATTTTAATAGTTTGTATTTACCATTAGTAAGATCGGATACAACCGAGCAGGTTACACCAATAATAGCTGGATCTCCACCTAATAAAAGATAGTCATCTGATGTAACATCTTTTAAAAGAGTTCTAAGTTTTTGAATTAAAGGACCAGGAGATAATATCATTTGTGAGTATTCTGGTAAGAGGGTCACAATCTCGCCATATTTCTGAGCTCCTAAAATATTATATTTAGGTTGGCCCTTCGTTGTTCCCGGTATTTCTTGAATTAAATATACTTTACTCATTGACTTTTTTCTTTCATCATATATATACTATTTTTAGAAAGAAGAGCAAGTTATGTTTTATAAGTTTAAGACTCAACCGTATGAGCATCAATTAAAGGCATTAAAAATGTCTTGGGATAAAGAAGTCTTTGCCTATTTTATGGAAATGGGTACGGGTAAATCTAAAGTATTAATAGATAATGCTTCGATGCTTTATGATAAAGGTTTAATCAATGGTCTCTTATTAATAGCTCCTAAAGGGGTTTATAAGACATGGTATGAGAATGAAATCCCTGTGCATATGGCTGACCATATTGAGAAGAACGTAGTTCTCTGGAAAACTTCCGACACTTCTATTGAATACCGAAAGAAATTAAATACTCTATTTCATACAGGAACAGATTTTCATATCTTACTTATGAATGTAGAGGCTCTTTCTTATAACAAAGGGTTAGAGTTTGCCTATAAATTTTTATCATGTCATAAAGCGATGATAGCAGTGGATGAATCTACCACTATAAAAACTCACAATACTAAACGTACAAAAAATATTTTAAAACTTTCTCCATTATCTAAATACAGAAGAATTCTAACAGGGTCTCCGGTTACTAAATCTCCAATTGATTTATATTCTCAATGTGAATTTCTTGATCCCTGGCTCCTGGGGCATAATTCTTATTACACTTTTAGGGCTCGTTATGCAGTGATGAAGACTATTAATTTAGGCTCTCGTTCCGTTAATGTCGTGGTGGGTTACCAGAATCTCGGTGAATTATCTGAAAAAATTAAACCCTTTTCATATAGATGTTTAAAAGATGACTGTTTAGATTTACCTAAGAAAACTTTTATGAAGCGTATTGTTACTATGACTTCAGACCAGCAAAGAGTTTATAGACAAATGAAAAGTAATGCCATAGCTCATTTAAATGGAAAAGTAGTTTCCACTAATACTGTTATAGTTCAGTTAATGAGACTCCATCAAATTACGTGTGGACATTTTACAGCAGATGATGGAAGCGTTCAAGAATTACCTTCCAATCGAATAGATGAGTTGATGGATTTAATTTATGAAGTAGAAGGTAAAGTTGTGATCTGGTCTCATTATCAAAAAGATGTACAACGAATAATAAAAAATTTAGTAAAAGAGTATGGAGAAGAATCAACGGTTGATTATTATGGGCTGACTCCGGACAGTGAAAGACAGGACCATATTAAAAGATTTCAAGAAGATCCTAAATGTAGATTCTTTGTAGGAACTACACAGACTGGTGGTTATGGAATAACTTTAACGGCTGCGAGTACAATGATTTATTTTTCTAATGGCTATGATTTAGAAAAGCGTCAGCAATCAGAAGCAAGGATAGATAGAATTGGTCAGACAAAACCAATGACCTACATTGATTTAATTTCTGAAGATACAGTAGACGAAAGAATTGTAAAAGCTTTAAGAAAGAAAGTAAATATTGCGACAGAAATTATGGGTGAAGAATTGAAAGCATGGATTTAGAATTTTATGAATAGGGGTCGGAGAACATAAGTTCCTAAGGGCATGTGGTAGTGTCCTGCTCTAACGAGCGAAGTTGGTTCGGTTTTTTCCGAATCTCTATATTTTTTTCAGTGACCGTTAAACCAATGACTGCCACATTTCCTCCCCAGTCATGGGTGTCATCATTAACTACACAATTTGAAGGTTCAAAATTTGATTTTGTCTTTTCCATACTTGACTACTAATTTACATATAGTCAACCTGCAATAAAAAAACCTTTATACTTTGTAAATCGTGTAAAGAATTTGTAAACTTAAATTTACAATTAGAAAATTATTCCTTTTATATCTAGTACTCTTTCCAAAAGAACTAAAGATACAGCCCCCACCGTACCTAATAATACCCAATAGATCTTGTCTATCTTGCCGCCCAATTCATGTATACCTTTGTGCATATGGTATTGTGATTTCTTCAATCCTTTAATATGGCCGTAAAGGGAAATGATATGTTCTCTAAGGGTTTTAGGTTCTATTGCCATTATATATCGTGAGGCATTGCAGGGAGCGCCTTATCCATGTTAACATTTTTTGGTTGTGCTTCGTCTGCTAGTTTAGCAAAGTCTTCTAGTTTCATATTAACTTCATCTGCATTAGCAGGGGTAGATTGTAATACCATTGCTAATGTTGCAACAGGTAAACTACCTACAAAATTTAATCCTCTAACAGCTAATGGAGATAAAGCTTTTGCGTTAGACATGAAAGTTTTTAGGACATCAACTTTTAAGTTGGCTCTATTCTTTTTAGAAAGAAGATTATAGTTTCTGTTAAGATTTTCTGTAACTTTTTTAAGAGGTTTACGAACTCTTTTTATTTTTACTCCGTCATCTGTATAGCGTGGTTCAATTTCATGATACATTCTTTTCCCTACCTCAAATTCTGTGGGAGTAATTTTTGTAGTTAGTATTCTATTGGGAAATTTTTTAGTAGCATAGTTTGCTGCTTCCTCAGCAAGAGTTGTAGCATACTTACCAACCCGTCCTTGTCCATATGTATTCATTCCAGCAGAGGATCTTTCTTTAAAGGGGTTTATCTGAATACTTTCACCTCTATAAACGTCAATTAAATCTTTTAGGGACATTATGTTATTGTTCCTCTTTGTTTTCGTCTCATCATTTTTTCTTCATTGGTTAAGAGAGCTTCTTCTGTTGGAGTCAGTCCACTGGCCAATAGA